TTCCGCTACGTTCAAATCGTGTTCTTCTTGCGCACGGTTATGTTCACCTTCCGCGTGCTTCGCTTCTAATTCTTGCTGTTCTTGCTGCTGTTTCATGGCATCAGCCTGCATCTTATCTTGCTTCTTCATGCGGTCTTTAGTCATGATCAGTTGTTGCCAAGCTAAGAACGCTGGATCAGCAGGAATATAAGCAAGTTCTGGCTTACCTTTCGCATCTTTATCGCCAAAGAACAGTTCACGGATCTCACCACGGGTCATATTTTTCTCTACCACCATCCAAAACGCCTGGTTCAACGGTAGATCACCCACGGGATGCTTGATAGGTTCTTTCTTAGCGTCACGCAAAAGATCGTTCATGCTGCGATGAACAGTCATCTCAGCTTGCAACAACGCCACGTTCGTCTGAGGTGTCTCATCCGAATAACCAGTAAACTTAAACACATACTTAGACGCCATATCCTTATCCAAGGCTGGCATCAAATCACAGTTGATAAAATCTTCATAGAACATCAGGATAGGGTATAGACCGCGTTCGCGCGAGTAGTTGATCTTGTACTCGTTGTTAGCTTGCTGCATAGATGCACGACCAGAAGGACTGGTAAGGAAATCCAACCCCAATTCAACGGGATCGATTTGAAACTGCGTGCAGATAGTGCGCATCAAGTGGTGATTAAAGTTAATATATTCCATCTCTCTAGCAGATCCAGACATCTGGATCCATTGCACTTCGTCTAAACCAGCTATGATTGGGGTGCGCCACGCGTGTTGGACACCTGAAATAGAATTGTAAAACTGACGTCTAAAGGCTGCTAGTTGAGACTGCGTAACAGTTCCCTTCAAGTGAAGAAGACCGCGAGCAGCGTAACCATGAGTAAAAAAATTCGCGTTGTAATTCTCAACGTTCAAATGGTTGGTAATATTGATGATCGCCATCTCTAATGGTCCGTAGCAATATCCTTGACTATCCGGAAAATTCTGCGGATTAAAGAGTTTAAAGATCATGTCTTCATCGCCAAAACCAGCTAACACGCGATTATCGTACGACATCTGAACATACTTGTAGTACGCTAAATCGCGCTGAACAGGGGTTGCAAAAGCTGTTGGATCATTGGTGATCCGCCGTAAACGCTCAACATAGTGCTGACGAGATGCTTCGATCTCTCGTTCTACAATCTCACGAGACGTCATCTGATTAACGCGGTAGGTTGATTCACCCGGTACAGGCCGAAAATGATGCAATGATCCCTTGCGCGTAAGAACCTTCTCGATAGCTATATGACCAAACGTCATCGCATCACGCAAAGTTAACTTCAAAAACTCACCAAACAGCATCTCGCGCCCAGGAACGATATTCTCGGTGCGACCACAGTGGTAGATAAAGTCTTCTAATGCTCGACAGTTCTCATTATCTTCATCTGTATACGAATCTTTGGTATTTCTCTTTACAAACTGAAAACCCATCTCAAACCGACGATGCTCAGGGCGAGAGAACCTAAGAATCGTATCCGCTCTACCCTGGATGATCGCTGAAACTAGCCAATCGCGCAACGAGACATCTTTAAGAGTCTTGTTGGAGAGGCGCGACATCTTGGTCTTTTGTATGAAATGCTGCGTCGCGTGCTCAAAATACGGATCACTTAAAATAGCTTTTTCGGCCACTGCGGTCTTATGTTCTGTTAATTCCTGCGGTTTCTCGGGAAGAGAGTCTGCGTCCGCTTTCAGCAGTTCTTCAATATCGCCCTTTAGGCCTTCGCGCACCTTATCAACAAACTTATCGAATATGCCCATCGCGCACCTCGAGTTTAAGTACAAGTATTATACGTTATATATGCTTAACCAAAGGACCAAAGGAAGTTACCGCTTCCTCCAGTCGTCTCATCTTCATCGTCTTTGTTTAGTTCACTCAACGTGCCAATTTCACCTATCTTCTTGGTCGTTTCTCCAGTATCATTTACCTGGATATTCTGCGTTTTAGCGAACTCAGCTGCCGTTGGTGCTCGCAAATAGTTACCATGCTCATCCATCGGCGATTCAGAACCAAAATCTAAGCCATAACTAGCAGTTACCATAGATGCTTTACCAAAAAGACCAAACATCGGATATCGAAGTGCATCCAACCAATGGTCGTACTCCTCAGCAGGTCTATCTGTAACTTGACCAGCGGCGTCTACTTCAAAATGAAACATTCCAAATTCTTGAATTATAGGACCACACGTCTCTTTAGCAAAAAAGATCTTAGGAGTAGGAGAGGCCAAAGACTTTAACCACTTCTTTACCACTTGGATACCATCAGGGATATTTTTATCAACCTGATTAGGGCACGCTAGTCCTTCTTGACGCATTAACTGACCATCGCCTGGGTTAGCTAAATCTGGAAAATAGAGATGGATACCGTAGGTGTTATGCCACTTAGTTTTAACAAAATGTATCCAATTAGGGTTGTTGTAATACGTGCGACCATCGCAGCGCACAACGTACACATTTTCTTTCGGGTCAATATACAACACTACAAGCGTCGAAGGATTGCTCCATCCCCAGTCGATTCCGGCGTAACACGGCAAATTCATCTGCCGGCACTTCTTAACGAATAAGTCATGTGAACATTCGCCTGGAAATTCTATACCAGTTAAAATCTTCCACATCTCATTCCACGTTTTTACGTGTTGTCGCTCTTCAAACTCTTTGTAAATAATCCCTTCGATGGACGGTTTTAGATTAAATAACTGAGAAATTGCCCAATCTGGACCATTCTCGATCGACTTCTTTATCGCATCATCTATCGGCTTGAGCATTGGTGACTTAGATTGCTGATTCTTTGCGTCCCCTAAACACAACGCTGCAATCGGACATTTCAAGCATTTTTCGCCAGGAAAAGTATGGGGTAAAAACTCCGATTGAGCAGTAATGTCTTTACGTCCATAATCCTCAACAGATATAACCTCTAGTTTATCCTGATTATAGTATGCGTTCGTCGGATTGAGACCTGATCTGTCGTCTGGACATCGTTGAGAAAATTCAAGTACAGTCCACTTACGGACTGTTCTGCCTTCTTTATCTGCATTCTCGATAGCGCGGTTCATCAAACCGAACCGAGATTTTCGCGTAGAGATACCAACCCTTAAGGCCTTCTTACTACCTTTAGAATCCAACATGCCGGTGATATCTTGATACGCGCGTATACCCTCACCAGAGATAGTATCTACTTCGTCTACTACTACTAAGGGACCGTGAAATCCGTTAACCGCCTTGAGAGTAGTAGGCAAAACTTCTAACGCAATTTTTTCACTACCGATATTGAACACAGATTTCTCCATGTTCGTTTTCTCAAGTATGCGCGATTCTTCTGCAATATCCGGTGGCATCAGTATGGGACGCATCTTTTTATTAAGTAAAAATTTTTGTTGGTAGTTATAACATCGCTTAGCCTGACTTAGAATTGCACCAACATGCGCCGTGTCCCGTTGATCGTGCAGGATGATGACAAGTTCAGCGATAGCAGCTCCAAGAGTTTTTCCCGAACCTCGGGCAGCAACGTATAGCAATTCTTGGATATTCTTTGGATTATTCTTATTGACACAAATATCGTACATTTCCCAAATCATGTGGAATGGATCAGAATCAGCGTATCTGGACACCTTTTGATCGGGAAGTTCTAACTCCATAAAATACTTAATAAAATTCTTAAGTTCTTGCTCTGTCTTACATGGCGTCAACAGCATTGTTTCCAGTTGCTGGCGGGTTAAAGTTTTCTTGGCTCGACTTTTAGCCATTATTATCCTCAACAACTTCTGCTAACAAACAAGCAGAACTTTCTTCTTTAGGCTTAGGCAAAGTATCGCCCATCTTTTTGGTAGCCTCTAAGGCACCATACATAGCCGATGACTTCTGCTTTGGATTGCCAGATGCTCCTTCAACTAATTTTTGTAACGAATCCAAGATTTCCTTATATTCCTTGATCGACTGTATACGCATCGAAGGTTTAGGATTGTGCTCTGGATCAAGGATGTATTTGCGCATCTGATCGACATGTTCCGCTGTAGCAACTGATAACATGGAGGTCAAAAAATCAACTGACTCAACTACTGACTTAACGACCTTAGCACGGACACGATCCTTTAAGGAAGACATCATGCGATCACGATCCATCCCCCATTTACGCAAAGCGCTGGTCAGGATGATTTGAGGCAATGAAAACTGCGGATACTGTAACTGCATATCCTTAAAAGAAGTTCCTATCATAAAAAGCTCATACAACATCATGGCGTCACCATCACGCAACGCTCCGGCTGTCTTATTGCGTCGAAGAAATTTTTCAGCTAACTCAATTTCTTCCTGAGTTAAACCAAAGCGCTCTTCTTCTGAGAGTGTTTTTTTAAGCGACATTTAGTATTGCTCCGTTTCAAATCTTTCCAGGCCTGGCTAGAACGTATTGACGCGATCATCTGATTAACCTTCACCAAGCTGATACCTTTATACTGGGCTACATCAGTCAAGGTAAGTCCTAGCACTAAAAGATACACTACTTGTCGTTCTATTGGTGAGAGTACTTGGATGGCATGTTCAGCTGATTCAGATATTGGCGTGTTAGCAAAAACTTCTAAACCATGTTGAAAATCATCTACCGTTCGACTATAAATCCGTAGTATTTCTAATTGCTTAAGAAAGGTCGAAGCCGCCGATCCGGAAAGAAAGTGGACCCATAACTCTTGTCTAAGGTCCTCATCATCCGTTAGGCTGTTTATCAGATCCTTTACTTTCATCAGTTCGCAGTTCATCTGGCTCGTCCACGTAATTAGCCACGTAATCTACCTGCAACTCTGCTTTCCACTTATCTCCGCAAAAATCTCTAACAAACTTATTAAGTATAGGGTGGAAATGAAGATTGCCTTCTTTTTTCAACATACGCTTGAAACGCCACATACCAAACAAATCAGTAACTTTAGATAACTTATTAAACTTGTTAATCTTATTCATTAATTGCGGCGTAACGTACAGCATATAACGGATCACGTTATGGCTAGTATCAATCACAACATGTAACGCTTGGATATCCTTATGCACTAAGGAACCATATAGGTATAGATTATCTTTTGCTAAATCTGTAAAAAGACCGTTATCAATCAGCCAACGCTGATGATCTACGAAATCTTTTAACTGCGTCTGATCCATGTGATCTCCTAACTATCAATATACCATGCTTATAAGTTAAAATGCTAAGTATATGTATTGATTCCCTAATCAGTAGTTATGCCAAGCAAAGCAAATGCCTTTTTCTTCAATAATTCGTGATCTATGTCGCCGTCATATACCTTGTCTACATACTGGACAACTGCATCTTGTGGTGTAACTGCTTTAATTTGAACACGATCTTTACCATGGTCCGTATACTTAGCGCGTATCCGCAGATTGAATTGACTCGTTAATTCTTTAAATCGCTTAGAATCCAAATACGCCGTCAACTCAGTTCTTGGACCGCTTAAATTAACGATCCAAAAATCCCCAGCGGTTAACGTGTTCTCTAAATCTGCGTGGATACTATCAATATTTATAAAACCGCAATCATCGGTCGAAGACGCCGTGTAACTGCTCCACTTAGGCAATGGGCAAGGAATAAACTGCTTGGTAAACGTCTTGGTATCAAATAGATAAACCCCTTTCACCTGATTGACATCATCCACGCCTTGAGCAAACGGCGAACCAGGATAAAAGACTTTACCGACGGTTTGCCCCTTATGAACATGACCGCTAATTATAATGTCCGCCTTTACCCGATCCATGTCTACACCTACTTCCGGACGAAAATTACCAAAATCAGCACCTATGAAGGTTTGATGCGAAAAGCATATCTCATTAGTTACCAACGGAAAAGTCGATGGATCGGGATGATACGGTATGAAGCTCATACTCCATAGTTTCACTGCGTCATCAGTATCCGCAACGCTGTAATTATCGTGCAAACCTTTTAGAGTCTGTAAAGCATGATATTCAGAAGAATTGGGTTTGTAAAACTCATGATTGCCTAGAATATGAACGTATATCGTTCCTTGATCATCAGCTGTTCGCCCATGCTCACAAACTCGCTCAACGTGCTGACCATATTCACTTAGTACTTCAGCCCTCAGTATAGCATGGGTATCAAAAGTATCCCCTAAATTTACAACTAGGGCTGGAGAATGTTCTTTTACAACAGTATCTATCCACCGTAAGAACTGCTTGCCGGTTTCAAGATTAGAGATCTTTAGGTGCATATCACCTATTAGAAGGACCTTCATCTTTATCATCCATCAGTATACGTCTAGCCCAATAATCAGCGTAATCACCAATTCCGGCCCATATTGTATTTGGGGGTAAGTATTTATCGATACGAATCTCAACTTCACCACCAACTCCCACATACCTCAATTTGAATACGCCGTTTCTGTGATAATCAAAATTACAACTATGAGCATGCCGCAATAAAGCTCTATAAAAATCACTATCTACAAAAACAACTCGCGGATATTCCCCCGTTTCAGAGAATACCCGCATAATCTCACTCTCTATATCATCAAAGTTCAACACTCACATCTTCCTCAACTTCAACCATAGTCATCGCTGCATTACGCGCCTCAAGAATTGAGTTGTCTCGTACGTCATTACAGGCGGCAACAATAGCGGTATAAAGCGACGTATCTTCCTTTACCATCTTGCGAAAATTTTCTTCACCACGCACTGGTGGTACTGCGGCAAATCCCCACATCTGAACATTCGTCTTACCAGAATCACCTACCGGGTGGTACACTACCCCTAAACTAATTGCTAAGTCAACCACCTCATTGTGTAAGTTCACGATCCCCTTTTCATAATTCAGTTCAAATTCAGCCACTCGATAAGGGGCACCGACACGATTCTTGCGGTTCTTGAGACGAATCTTATGGCCGACTTGTTGTTGACCACCCACCATATTCTTACCGCTTTCGATTCGACCATCTTTAGTCTCAAGGCGATCTACTTGAATCATAAGATCGCAGAAGTGCTTCAAAGCTCGACCATCGGGGATCTTATACGGGTTACTCATCGCCTTATACTGATCCATCTCTTCATAAACCTGTTGAACCATGATCGTCGTCACATTATATTCACGAATCACGGGCATAACACGCTTCAAAGTCGGGCCAAGATACGATGCACCGCCACCGCCCATCGTCAGATCGGTGGTCAATTTCTTGATATCTTTAGGATAAGCAATATTCTTGACTGAATCGATACCAATAGTGCGTATCGGCGCTCCATCTTGCAGCATCTGGTACATATCGCCTATGATCCAATCGAAGATCTTAGCTGGATCATTGGTCTGACGAACAATCAGCCGCGATGGATCACCGCCCAACTTGCGAAACCAATCCTTAGAGTGCGAATATTCCGTATCAAACAACACGCAAATCGCCTCAGGATCTTCCTTCATGATGGAAGCAAATACTAGTTGCATCAACAACGACTTACCTGAGTTTTCTCCACCGTAAAAACAAACAGCTTTACCTACTGGAATACCGCCCGTACCAGTAGACCAATTAAAGGAGGGAGATTCTAACTTGATGACCTTATCAGAGGGAGATGGCAGATCATCAGATAATTTACCAAAATCTTTGGTCAACTGCTTAAGCCAACCCCTAGTATCAACCGGCATGATAACTCCTTATAAGACAAAATCGATAGTTGCTTTTGTATACGCCATTTGCCCAAATTCAGATAAATGAAACTTGATCCAATCAGGGCAATCCGTAATGTAAACAGTACTACCATCTTGGCGGTTACAATACCCACCCAATAAAATTGGCACTTTGCACGTTCCAACCCATACACGAACAACAGCTAATTGTCCCTTATAGGGAATTTTATTATAAGATGATTGCTTCACATTAATTGTTAAACCGGTATCACCATCACCAGCTTTTCTAAGTACAGTTCCTCTTTTTTTTTGCATCTTACATTCCTTCATCTGGCGACATATACATGTCACCGTATGCGATCTTTTTAACAGACTCTATAGCCATCTTAAATTCTTGAAGTTTGGTCTTCAAAAAAATCATCAGCGCAGCAGTTTCGGCTTTTACAGCTAATGCGTGTTGGACGCCAGGATCCGTCGGAACATATCGTTTCCTCGCTTCCGCTGTATCCTTGATATCCCTAGCAGACAAATACGCTGACGCATTTTCCAAATATGCAATAGATTCAGCAAATTGCAACTTATTATCGGCATCCATGTCTTTACGAGTAACTTCAAACAGCATATTGCTAGTGATATCGTACGCGATCGAAAAATCTCGTATATACAGCGGCGCTGTCATCTTGTTGAAGCCTTGGCCAATATGCTCGATCTTTCGAGAATATTCTGCAATCCGAGTAATGTCAATCTTGATACCGCTAACCGAAGATATAGGCGCGATAGGAATAACATCCTTCGGCTCTGTTATAAACGAAGAAGACTCTTCATCGCCGTCTAAACGCAATTTCACGTCATGCGCCATTATCTGCCTCACAGAAAGCTCGGGCCCGAGATTGGGCCCGTCTACATTGTACAAATTAACTGTTCAGGAAGCTTTCTGCCATAGCAACGATATCATCGTCGGCAAGAGCAGGTTTTGTAACTGGCTTAGATTCTGCTACTTTCGCGGCAGGTATAGTCTTAGCGACCGGTTTCGCAGCAACCGTCGGTGCTGCTGCAGTAGTCAAAGAAAGATCAACTTCAACATCATCTTCTTCTGTCATGCCGGCCAACTTCACAGGCGCTTTACCCTTAACAGGAGGTTCAACCTCAAACGGCGGTTCTTGATTATTTTCTGTTGACTTCTCGCTGTCATCGAAATTGAAGAGATCAGGATCAAAGCCTTCAACACGTGCGACCGGGTTGTTCGCCACGATATCCTTGAGATTGAACATCAAGATAGCGTAAAGTTCTTCGTGTGTCTTAGCCTGATATAGACCATATATATCGTAACCAAGTTTGCTGTAATTTTGTACTACGTGTTCAGGGAGTGGTTCTCGGTCATCTTCAAAAACCAGAACTCCGCGCTCATTCTTGCGCTTCGTTTGGCTCTTATTGACCTTATATTCGGTATCCTTATCGCCCTTTTCCCCAACTCGCTCAACGTCAAACCACACGCCAGAATCATCAAGTTCACCCGAAAGAGACGTCGGATCTTGAGAATAATCCTTGATGTACTCATACATGGCCGCTTTTAAACCATCATGAGCAGTCTTCTTGAGCTCAAGGATACCAACTTCACCCGCCTTATTACAGGCATTGTAAAAGTAACCGTTTTTCGGGCGTAGTTCCCACACTAGCTTATTAGCATCAGCAAGCTTCTCACGAACCTTTTCTTCTGCCTTTTCTTGCGGTACACCCTTACTAACAAGATTTTCGATCGCAGCCTTTTTGGTCTTATCCAGCTTATCAGCCAACAACTTTACATACTTGCTGACCGGATCCGGATTGTCTTTTTCGAACGGAGGAAGAGCAAACGGCTTGCGACGACCCGATTTGGGATCAACTAGCCATGCCAATGACCAGCGCTTGTACGGGTAGTTATTGTGGAGTGATTCTTCACCAAACGGCGGAAGGATGCGATAGATGTTGTGACCAGGTTGAATTTGGTGACGTTTGAATTCGCGGCGAGGCTTAAGAGAGTCTTGATTGATAGTAATGTTCGCCATAACTGGCTTCTCCTTTACTGCCTATTTAGGCATCGCGTTAATGAAACTACCCATCGGGCAAAGATATTATACCACGTTTATTGATCCATGAGCTGCTGTGCTAACTTACTCTTTCCAATCTTCTGCTTAATCTCAAAATCATGACCCAAAACAACAGATTCCATAATGATTTCATCTAGTTGTTTACCATCAAAAGAAACTGTCCTAGTCGGCAAAACAACTTCGAGATAGACACTCCATAAATCGTTCGTTCGATAGCAATCTGCTCTCATCTTGAACTTCAACTGAATCTGCGTACCAGGAAAGGGCACTTCGTAACTACTGTTAGTACCATGACCACCGTGTTTAAGGGTTCGTTCCCGAATACGCTTTAACAAAGGCATCCCAAGATCTCGTAAGTTACCCAGTACTTCCGATGCGGATTGATGAGAGGCTTGCTGCAAAAGATACAGCAACATCTTGTTGCAATTAAGGCGAAAATGTTCAACGTTCGGCAACATCACCAACATCCTCTACCACTTCTTCGACCTTATCTTCGATCTTCTTAAAACTTCCCTTATTGGGCTTCTTCTCTTTACGTCCCATATAAACATCAACATCCTTCTCATCGATAGCATCGATACCGTTGCGCGAGAAAGATCCCGAATCTGCATGATCGCCTACAAAATACACCAACTTCACACCAAAAGGTTTGTTCTTGATTTGATGCTCCACGTACGCATCAAAAATTTGAGGATAATAGCGGCGAAACATCTTGGTGACTGTTTTTGCCACATCTTCAATCGTTTTAAATGGCACGCCGTTATAATCGTTAACTACGATATGACCGGAACCTGGGAACTGCGGATCATACTTATGCCCGATATGATCGGCCAACGACCGCATGTAGAACGCAGAAAGTAACCCGGTATTTGGTCTGCGACAACGACAATCTTGCACATCCTGCACAAAATCCGGAAGTCCAATCACGCATTCATCTTTATCGAGAGGGCGATCAGGCACTAACTTTACACAAACATATTTAGTCATACTTACTCCTTGATAATCCGACGGATTTCAGATATCGTTATACTAACAGGGGCCTTATACCCGGTCCTCAAAGTACCTTGTACGTAAACTAAGCAGTCTTTTGGAAAGCGAAGCGGTGTCACGCTATCCCACATAGCACCCTCTACTTCTTGGACACCATCAGATAAGGTAATCTTCAACATCTCCCACCTACGACCAGTTTTCTTAGATGTTCCACTTTTATATTCCGAACCACCATACAAAAGAACTAAACCAAATTCTTTCTGAACCATACCTGTAGCAATATCTAGACCACGCAAAACAGGAGTATCTCCCATACGAAGAGGAATGCCTTTATTACCCGTTAACGTTAAACCGGGCCATATCGCGGTAATCTCCGCTATCAAACTACTTGATTCAAGGATAGAACGGTTGAAAACTTGATTAGCAGTTCTTTCTTCCAAGAAAAGTTTTAATGGTGTCGTATCAAACAACTCCTCGGCAAAATTATTGCACTTACGAACAGCCACGTATTTATCAAGCAATTCTTTTCTAGCTTCGTTGTATGGTTTTGTCATATCCATGAAACAATCTGCTGCGCGAGCTTTGACCAAAGAAGCAAAATGTCCAGCATTTACCTTCGAATGCGTAACTCTTGTAGTGTAATCATCAAGGGATATAAATGGTCCCTTGTTGACCAGTTCCACGACTGAATTAGGTCCAATACCCTTTATCGCTGACAGCGGCGCAACGATCTTATCCTCTACTATCCGAAAACTCCTCGTAGTGTTCATTAAGGATGGTGGTAGCAGCGTTTCACCTACCACTGTAACAAAGTGACGCAACTTATCTTCGTTATCTGTTGTATTTAAAATGGCCGTCCACCACTCCAAAGGATGATAGTGCTTGAGGTACATCGTTATGTACCCAAGTTCAGAATACGCACGACTGTGGCTACGATTAAACGAGTACCGTGAGAAAGCTTGGATTTGCTGGCATACTGTCTCTATCGCCTCATCATCCCAGCCTCTAATGCGGCACGCTACACGGATACGTTCAAATGTCGCCATGATCACTTCATGTTTTTTCTTAGCAATAGCTCCACGAATCTGGTCTGCTTCTTCCCACGAGTAACCGGCAATTTCTACTAGAAAAGCCATAACCTGTTCTTGGTATACTAAAGCCCCGTTTGTAGTGAAATTGCGCATATCCTCATGCAGTAACCGCAACTCACGTCGACCTTGCTTTACATCTATGTAAAACTGTGCTGCCGTCGAATCATAGAGTGGGGCATCCAAAGTTCCTGGACGAGCAAGAGCGGTGAAGTCACTAAGATCTTCACGAGACAGTGGTAAGAAATCCTGCACCAAACCCTTGATAAGGGGTGTATTAAACTGAAAACTAGAGTCAGTCTTTTTATTGTAAAAATCTGTGTAAATCTCTGCATCTTCAGGAAACCGATAGACTTCTTGAACACCAAATTCATCTTCAGTGTGGTAATCTCTACCACCCCTTTCCTTGATCAAATCAAGACACTGTTGTACAGTCTCAAGCGTAGTCACTGACAATATATCGGCTTTCACTAAACCAGTTTTTTCAACCATTGGCGCTTCGTATTGTGTAACCAGTATCTTTTGACCTAACTTCTTGTCGTCCATCAGCATCGTAGGCACACGTTCACCCGACAGATCAGTCGTCGATATCACAAACGCCGATGCGTGCCTACCAAAACCACGAACCACACCGATCAGTTTCTTAACCATTTGCTCAATATCAGGGTGAGACTTAAAGAAGTTGGCTACCGTCCTGTTGGTCTCTATTACGCCCGGATGATACGTTTCTTCTTGATCTGAGTATCCATATAAGAAATCATGCTCATCAACACCTTGCGGCGAATCTGGGATCTGATCACATATAGCCTTCACTTCGGGATCGTTACGATTCTTCCCATATAAAGACCACATCGCATCCTTAATAGCGTTCTTCGTCTTCATCTTCTGGAAGACAGCGACCTGTGCAAATCCTAAACCATACTTCGACTTCAAATATTCAAGAACTGGTCCACGCACTGATAGATCTAAGTCAATATCTGGGAACGAACCTGCACGAATGCGCGCGTGCGACAAGAAACGTTCAAACGGTAGGTGATTAGCAATTGGGTCGATATGTATGATTTTTAGATAATACGAGATTAACGCACCGCCCGCCGAACCACGCGCGATGTTTTGAAAGATGCCCTGTGATCTAGCGTATGTGCAGATATCCTCGTACATCAAAAAATACGGCAGGAAATTGAGCTTGTCGTTCTTGAAAATTACAGCTAATTCTTTCTTGAACCGCTCAACATACACAGGATCGTCACGCCAGCGGCCATGATCTCTGATCTTTTCCATTAGCAGATAGAGAGTCTGCTTATTGTAGTCAGGTACGCTCTTAGCAATGTGATCGGGGATTGTGATGGCCGGAAGATGGTAGTCAAACTTGACATCAATCGTCTTAGCCTCATTCATAACCTCATGAGTATTGGCAATCCAACTATCAAATTTGTCCTCAGTCAGCCAATCTCCTAGATGATCCTTCAAACCATGATAAACTTCATCAACCCCTTTTTGATGATATGATTGATG